TCAGACGAGCGGTTTAAGGATAATGTCATTGTGGGCGGACTCATGCTGTGCAAGGCCCCAGAAGAACTTGTCGCAGAACGAAATGCGTTTTACCGGCAACAAGCCGAGTCGCAAATCCACTCTGTGGACAATAACTTAATGCGCGAAAACGACCCTAGAATGCCCCTATTTAACGATAGGAAATCGAAGGTTACTTTCGGCAGTGGAAATTAAATTAGGAGTTATACAATGGCTTATCCAACAGTCAGCGCTCCCTACGGCTTTAAGCCAATCAACCGTATCGACGGTATGCCTTACGCTGGTGCTACTCGCCTTATTCCTATTGCGAGTACATACAACGTGGCTATCTTTGCGGGTGACATGGTTCAAACTGTAGCGGCGGGCACATGTGAAAAGTTCACCGGCACTACTAGTGGTGCTACGGTGGGTGTTTGTGTTGGCGTTCAATACGTCAATTCTCTGAGCCAGTTCACGCCGGCTCAATACTACCCCGGCACTAGCGTTACTGACGCTTACGCTATCGTAGTAGACGACCCTATGGCGGCTTTTAAAGTTGCTGTAACAAATGGTTCTAGTGCAGTAACCGCAGAAGACCGTACTGTTGTCGGCGCTAACATGGCCGTAGTACAAGGTACAGGCGATACTGCTACTGGAGATTCTGGACAATCAGTCCTCGCTGGCTCAGATGCTGTTACAGCAACTATTCCTGTTCGAGTAATTGATGTTGTCACAGATACCGCAACTGGTGCTGATGCTTTTGTTGAGTTGATTGTTAAACTCAATACTCACCAGTACAACTCAACTACTGGCGTATAAGGAGACTAGCAGATGGCTATTTCAAGAGCGCAACTCCTTAAGGAGCTACTACCGGGTCTAAACGCCCTCTTTGGTCTCGAATACGCTAAGTATGGCGACGAGGCTGCTGAAATCTTCGAGTCTGAATCTTCGGATCGTTCTTTTGAAGAAGAAACTAAGTTGTCCGGTTTCAGTGCCGCCCCTGTTAAGGGTGAAGGTTCTGCAATCGAATATGACAACGCACAAGAAGCGTGGACTGCTCGTTACACTCACGAGACGGTCGCAATGGGCTTTTCGCTGACTGAAGAAGCAATCGAAGATAACCTCTACGATTCACTCTCTTCACGTTACACGAAGGCTCTTGCACGTGCGATGGCTTACACTAAGCAAGTTAAGGGTGCTAGTATCCTAAACAACGCTTTCTCCGGCACTACTTATGGTGACGGCAAAGTCCTTTGTGCGACTGACCACCCTCTCGTATCTGGTGGCGCTAACTCAAACCGTCCTGCTGTTGCAGCCGATCTTAACGAAACTTCACTCGAAGCTGCCGTTATCCAGATCGCTGGTTGGACTGATGAGCGCGGTCTCCTTATCGCTGCTAAGCCTAAGACGCTTGTTATCCCGCCAAGCCTGCAATTCGTTGCAACGCGTTTGTTGGATACTGAGCTTCGTGTGTCTACAGCCGATAACGACATCAACGCAATCCGCAGCAACGGTGCAATTCCGGGTGGTTACAAGATCAACAACTACCTGACTGACACCAACGCTTGGTTCTTGATGACTGACGTACCTAACGGCCTGAAGCACTTCGTCCGCTCACCTATGAGCACTAGCATGGACGCCGACTTCGACACAGGCAACAGCCGATATAAGGCTCGTGAGCGATACAGCTTCGGCGTATCTGACCCACTGGGCATCTTCGGTTCACCCGGCGCTTCATAAGCAAAAGGTGTTAAGATTGGGGGCTTCGGCCCCCTTTCTTTTGCGTGCGAGGTACCCATGCCTAGACAAATGAAAAAAAGAGTAGAGTCGCAAGGCTCTCGAATGTGCACGTCGTGCAACAAAGTCAGGCTGTTATCTCAGTTTGAGCTATTTAAAGACGGCAATTATCGCGGTGTGTGTCGAACATGCGTTAGCGCCCAGAAAGCCCGAAAAACCTCCGCTTCTCCCGAAGCATACCTACGAGTTCTAAACGTCCAACTAAAGTCGCAGCGTATAAAACAGGGCATCCAATACGACCTAACCTCCGAAGAGCTTACGGAGATATGGGACATACAAGAAGGCAGATGCGCCCTGTCTGGCGTACTAATGACCCACCAACGCGATGGGAAGGCAGGAGACGGTAAGAAGAAAGAGTTCAATGCCTCGATAGACAGGATAAACCCCCAAGGCCCCTACGTACGGGAAAACGTACAGCTAGTCGCCAACCGCGCTAATACCATGAAGCACACCCTCGGGCAAGATATGTTTATGTGGTGGGTAAAAAACATCCATAATCACCTATTAAGTTGATTTATATCCCGGATAGGGGTAATTTGTAGGTGGAACTTACCCGACAGTACGTTCCTATCTCCCTTGAAGAGTATTGACCCGTCCCCACAGGCGGGTCTTTTTTGTTAGGTATTGTGTACTTAGCGCCGAAATGGTATATAGTACCTATACCGGGGTCATCCGGTGTATCTGACAGCTCCCGGCTGACGACATGCAGACAGATGCACCCCAAAATTAACTCGCATGTGAGGAATCTCAAATGGCTAATACCACTTTTACAGGCCCGGTCATCTCGACTAACGGCTTTGTTGGCGCTGTAACAGGCGATGTAACCGGCGCAGTTGCTGCTACTACTCTAACTACTACTGGCACTGTGACCCTTAACGGCACTGCTATTATTGTTAGCGACCTGCCTACGTCTGACCCCTCTGTTGCTGGCCAAATCTACAGCGATAGCAACGTACTTACTGTTTCAGCAGGTTAATCCTTAACTTAATAGGAGAAACCTATGCCTAGTTCAGATATTCAGACCAAACGGGTTACGACCGCTGCTAGTCTGGGGGTTGGTCCGGCTCGCATACGCCAAATTCAAGTGCTTACAAGCGCTGTAGGCGCGGGGCGGCTAACTATTACCGACGGTGCTGGCGGAAATACTACTTTGGACATCGACTTTATTGCCGAGGAGTCACACTCGATCAACATCCCTGACTACGGTATACGGTGCGCCACTGACGTAACAATCACGGCGATGACCAACATTACTGCTATGACGGTGTTTTACAGCTAATGGCTAAGCAAGTAGACAAAGGCAGCATGGCTTGTAACAAGCCGAAGCGAACGCCTTCTCATCCTAAGAAGTCTCACGTGGTGAAAGCCTGTGAGGGTGGGAAAGAGAAGGTCATACGTTTTGGTGAGCAAGGCGCGTCTACAGCAGGTAAACCCAAGTCGGGCGAGTCTGCTAAAATGAAGGCTAAGCGCAAGTCGTTCAAGTCCCGACACGGTAAGAACATTGCCAAGGGCAAGATGAGCGCAGCTTACTGGGCGGACCGCGTCCGCTGGTAGTAAAAACAAGGAGTTAGCGATGAAAGACTCAAAGTACACAGGACATATGGGCGATTGCGCCATTAACGATGACGGTCCATGCACTTGCGGCACGGAAGAAGAACTTGCAGATATAGCTCGTGAAGAGGCCGGCTTAACGGCGGAAGATTAGAAAATGAGCGACCAAGAGTATTCGATGATAGACGTGATGCTAACTGCGTTAAAATACTCTAAAGGCCGCTGGACACCGGATGAAGTTTTAGAGTTCGGGTTCATGTTAGAAGAGCTACACTTGTCCGACGAGTACGAAGATGGCAAACCAAACTTAGTAAGTATTAAAGGCGGTAAGCCCGAAGCGGAAGAAACAACTTAATTTAGGAGGCTGTTATGGCTGGTTGTGGGACAAAACGAATGAACATGGGCGGCCCTACGGGTATGCACAAAATGCCCGATGGCACCATGATGAAAGGCGCTAAGCACGGCATGAAAGCTGGTGGTCTGACGGGTCCTGATAAAGAGGGTCCAAAGAAGCGTAAAAAGGGTAAAAGTAGCGACCCTGCGGCTTTCCCCGACCTAAACAATGACGGCAAAGTTACTCAAGCCGATGTATTGATGGGACGAGGCGTGGGCAAGATGAACATGGGCGGCAAAGTCATGAAGTATAAAGCTGGTGGCTGTGTTGGCGATGGCTGTGCTATCCGAGGTCGAACTAAGGGCACAATGCGATGATGAAGTGCCGGGGCATGGGCAAAATGAAGCCCGTTACGTTTAAGAAAGGCGGTACGGTCAAAGACGACTGCTACCGCAAGGTGAAGGCATCGTATAAAGTCTTCCCTTCTGCGTATGCTTCGGGTGCTATCGCCAAGTGCAGAAAGAAGAAAGCCAGTGGCCGTTCGTAAAACCGAGAAGGGCAAGGCCCTAAAACGGTGGTTCAAAGAGGACTGGAAAGACGTCAAGACAGGCAAGGCTTGTGGACGCAAAGAAGGCGATAAGCGGGGAACCCCGTACTGTAGACCCACAAAGCGGGTCTCTAGTAAAACGCCTAAGACCTCTGGTGAGATGACAGCGGCAGAGAAGAAGTCCCGTATAGCGCAGAAGAAGCGCCTAGGACAACCGGCAGGTAAACCTAAGCGTGTAGCATCGCTTAAAAGGAAGAAGAAATAATGGCTAAGGGCGTAAACCACTACTTTAAAGACGGTAAAACGCACCGAGGGGGCACGCACAAACACCCCGACGGGACTGTAATGACAGGCAAAACGATGTCAGCTAAGTCCGCAAAGTTATTTCATTACAAAGATTTATCTAAAACTGCGCAGACGAAAGCGCGGGAAAGTTGGGGCAAATAATGGCTACATCCGGTACTGCTACATTCAACATGGACTTCACCGAGATTGCGGAAGAAGCGTGGGAGCGTGCCGGTAGAGAAATGCGTTCTGGTTACGACCTGCGCACTGCTCGTAGGTCTATGAATCTGTTGACTATTGAGTGGCAGAACCGTGGTATAAACATGTGGACGATTGAAGAGGGGTTTAAGAACCTAATTCAAGGGACAGCCACATACGACCTGCCCGCCGATACAATAGACCTGCTAGAGCATGTAGTTCGCACAGGGGAAGGCAACGTAACCACGCAGTCAGACCTAAACATCACGCGTATCAGTGTCTCTACCTACTCCAGCATACCTAACAAGCTAAGCCAAGGCCGCCCCATACAGCTTTATGTAGATCGTGGGCAAGCAAACCCTTCGGTTACTGTGTGGCCTGTGCCAGACCAAGGCACTGCACTTTCACCTTACTACGTGCTTAAGTACTGGCGGATGCGCCGTATACAAGATTCTGGGACAGGGGTTAACACCGCCGACGTTAACTTCCGTTTCTTGCCCTGCCTCGTTGCAGGGCTTGCGTATTATATAGCCC